GGACAACTGGTTGTATAAAGTACAATTAGTAACAGGAGATAGTACTTTGTTCTGTCCTTCTAGCTTACTTTTACCTGGTGTTAAATTTGTTAAATTGTTTTCCGTAGTAGAACAAACTTTGTCTCAAAGAGGTTCTAACTCAATTAACTTTAGCTCACCATTTAGGATGCAAAACAGATGCTCTATGATTAGATCAGAGTATATGGTTCCTGGTAATATGATTAATAAAGGAGAGAACGCTCCTCTAGGTTTCTATTTTATAGATGCTGTAGGTAAACGTCATACAACTTGGATTGGTAAATTGGATTATGATCACATGGTTCAGTTTAAACGTCAAAAAGCAATGTTGCAATTGTATGGTCGTCAAAACAAAACTTCTCAGAATACTTACGCTATGCGTGGAGAATCTGGGTATGAGATCAAAATGGGTTCTGGTATTTATGAACAAATATCTCCTTCTAATATTCACTTCTATAACACTTTTGATTTAGATGTATTAAGTGATATTTTAATGAGTTTATCTGTAGGTAAATTACCTGAAGATCAAAGAAACTTTGTACTTGGTACAGGTGAATACGGAATGAGACAATTCCACAAAGCAGTAGAAACTATGTCTGTTGCTTATGCTCCAAACAGAACTGAAGCTAGAATTTCTGGTAAAGGTTTTGAAATGGGTTATGGTGGTCAATTTGTTAAGTACGGATTTATCAATGGTATTCAAGTAACATTGATGCACATCCCATTCTTAGATGATCCTTCTTTAGGTTCTCCAGTTCACCCTGATGGTGGTTTGGTAAGTTCTTACGAATATGTGATTATGGATTTTGGTACTCAACAAGGTAAACCAAATATTCAGAAAGTTAAAGTAAGAAACCAAGAAGACATTTACAAATACATTCCTGGATTAAGAGACCCTTTCTCTGCTAATAACGCAATGACTAAGCCTGGTATGACCACTTCTAAAGTAGATGGTTATGAAGTTCTTAGAGCTAGTGTTATGGGTGTTAAAGTTCATAATCCTATGAGAATGGCTAGGTTCATTCCTTCTCTTACTTAATATTTAGTTTATATAGCCCTCTAGTTTAGTCACTGGAGGGCTTATAAATTTATAAGATAATAACAAATAATTTAATATGGAAACAACAGAAAAAAAAGTTACGATTGAACAATTCTTAAGTCCTGGTAAAAAGGTTGTAGTCAAACCTATTATTAGAGATAATGGAATATTTACAAAAGGTCATGATGGAGAGTTTAAGTTTACAGGATGTTTAACAACAATTTGTTTACCTATAAATGCTAAAACTAACTCACTTGTACCTATTCTTACTAAAGATGAACAAACTGCATTTGAAGAAGAATTAAACAAACCTAAAGGAGCTTTATCATTTTATGATAAGAAAAACGAGTTTTGGAGAACATTTAGAGTTAAACTAGATAAAGATGGTTTAGTTCTAGATATGGGACGTCCTATGGATGTATTGAGTTATAAAGTTCTTCAGGCTGATAAACATATTGCCCCAAGTTGGGAGGATAGGTTTAAATCAGGTGAATATACTTTTGCATTAGTAGACAGTGAAGAAGAAGTGAAAGCTAATTCTAATAGAGCTGACTTAATGAAAGAAGTATATAAACAATATGGAAAGATTGATGAGAATGTATCTAAGATGCAAAATGTACTTAAAGTAGCTGGAAAGAAAACTAAAAGTATTGACCCTAAGTGGTTACAAGCTGAAGTACAAAAACTTATTGATTCAAATCCTAAAAACTTTTTAGATATAGTATCAGATAAATCATTCAATACTAAAGTATTTATTGAAGATTGTTTATCTAGAAATATACTAGAAAGAACTACAAGAGGTGGATATAAATATTATGGGGGAGAGGAATTTGCTAATAACTTACAAGAAGCTGTAGAATTTCTAGAAGCTGGCGGTAATCAAGATATATTCTTGAAGTTAAAAGCACAATTAGATAAGTAATCCCTATTAAATTATAAGAAGTAACAATGACTAAATCGCAATTCTTAGAGCAGTTTTATGTAAAATTTGATGAAGTATCTACTTTAGCTAGTTCCCCATATACACCACAAGAGTTATCAATAATAGCTTCTGAAGCTCAAGAATTGCTGGTTACTTCTTACTATGATGGCTTTAATCCTAAGAGAGAAGGATTTGAAGAAACAGAGAAAAGAATACAAGATTTAGGAGAATTAGTACAAAACAAAGAAATTAGTCCTGAAGTACCAAGTGTAGATAATATGCCTAATGGTAGGTTTTATTTATTACCTAATACTTTAATAGCTGATAATACAGATTATTCCGATGTATATTGGTTTACTGTATTTGAAGAGGCTATTACTAATATGAAAGATACTTGTATTACTAGTCCTACTTATAATACTTTTAAAAGAGTTCCTATTAAAGAGATTAATCATAATGAATACAGTGCATTATTAAGAGACCCTTTTAATAGACCTAATAAAGATAAAGTATGGAGAATGAGAGTAGATGGTAGAAGAACTGAATTAATAACTGATGGTTCTTATACTGTTAGTAAATATCATGTTAGATATATCAAAAAACCTGCTCCTATTGTATTAACTACTAGTTTAACTAGTACAGTATCTGAATTGTCTGATCATGTTCATAGAGACCTTCTAAATAAAACTTTAGAATTAGCTCTTAAAAACACAGGTAATTTTAATAGATTTAGTATAGAATCTCAAACTAATATATCGTAAAAGCTATAATAAAGTTTGATAAATGAATATAAATATCTATAAATAATAAGAACTTAATTATAAATTTGCATAAATAATATTCAAATGAGCTTAAACTTAATAACTAATGATAATAGAAACTCTGTAAGAGGTTCTTTACAAAATGCACAATTAGCTACAGCAGGTGATGTAAATCCTGTTATAACTGTTGTAAATACTCTAAATGATAGAGTAACAGATTTCCCTCTTGTATTAGCAGGATTAATAACTGCTACTTCTACTAGTACAACTACTGATTTTGGTAGCTTGGTAGTAGGGGATAAAATATTAGTAGTACCTGTTGCTGCTGGAACTCCAGCAAATACTACTGGTACTTATTTTTTAACTTGTGCTACAGCTGGAACTTTACCAGCAGCTGCTGTTGTAGGTAGTTTATATGTAGTATTAAGAAGTGTATAATAAACAAATAAACATAATTATAAATTTAACTATTAAATTAAAATGAAAAACTTAAACAACCACAAAATGTTGTTAATTGGTAAAGCAGTAAGTTATCCTTCTGAAGGAACTACTTTCTCTGACCAAAATACAGCAGGTGTTGTAGCAATGATTAGTGATGAAAATAAAGTGATTACCTCAGCTACTTCAAATGTAGCAACTAGTCCTTTATATGAAAGAGTAAGAATAGCTCAATCTCAAGGTGCTGGAGAACCTTTGATTATATCAGCTCCTATTAAAAGAAGTACTGCTCAAGCTTTTGCTAAACTATATGCTGCTGCTGCACAACAAGTATCTTATGTAGGATACAATGGAACAGCTGGTAATATTGTATTACCTTCTGCTGGTACTAGCATTATAATGAGAAATACTTTTACTACAAACTTTATTCAGTTTTCTGATAAATTGCAAGAGTCTATTGTAGGGTATAAAACTACTTCTGCTGATACTATTGCTACTGTTGCTGCTAAACTTACTAATGCTGCTATTATAGATGTACAAAGATATGTAAATATCCCTTATCTTGTAGAAAGAATTGCTAATGGTACAAGAAATCCTGCTACTGCTGCTACTTCTGGGGCTAATAAATCCGTATTAGTTGTAGGTGCTGGTACACCTCTTGTTACAGCTTCTGTATCTAAAAATTCTACTGCTATTAGTTTAGCTGTAGCAACTTCAACTATTTCTTCTGTAAATTTTGCTGTAGGTGATTTTATAGAACTTGGTGGTGTTGCTTACACTATTACTGCTGTAGGTTCAACAGGTGGAGCTACAATTTCTTTAACCCTTGATATTCCTTACCAAGGTGCTACTAATTCAGCTATAGCTGCTGCTAACATTAAATTTTGGAATAGTGCTGATCCTACTGCTTGGGGTATTAGATTAACTGGTGTTAAACAAGTTAAATTCCAAGAAGGTGTTTTCAGATATGAAACTTCTAAATGGACTACTACTTTACAAAATGCTCCTGGAACAACTGTATATGATAAATCAGTATTAGCTACTGAAGGTCATGGTACTTATGAGCAAATTGCTGAAGAAGAATGGTTCTATCAATTGTCTGAAGGTTTTGCTGATAATGTAACTATACAAGTTCCTCCTATTACTTGGAGAAAAAATGTAGAAGCAGGTGGTACTTATTCTACTATGGACTTACAATGGTCTGATGTAGCTGGTGGTACAGATATCTTAGGAAATCCTGTTAACTTCAAACAATTAAGAATTGCTGAAAAATATACTGATGAATCAGGTCAATTTGCTACTTTAATAGCAGCTGTTGAAGCTTGGTTAGGTGTAGGTAGTTTACTATAATAAATATTCAATAATCTTATAAAAAGGGTAGGGTACAAATACTCTACCCTTTTTTATATAAAACAAATTAAATGGCTTTAAAATTAAATTTTAATATTTGTCAAGATGCTAGTTGTAAATATTTCAGATTTTCTGAAACAACTGGAGCTTATTCAGCTAGTAATCTAAATGGATGGAATACTCCCAACACACCTTTAGCTGATGCTGTAAAAGCAGAATTAATTATTACTAAGCCTAATAATACTAGTGTTACCTTAGATATAACTGAAGGTAATAATACTAGTACAAATTTAGACGACTTTCCTACTACAGACTCTACTAGAGAATATGTAATTAATAGCTATGATTTAGGCTATACTGCTTCTTCTGCTTTAGGTGCTATATCTGATGGTATGTATAAATTTGAATATAGAGTTACTCTTGATGATGATTCTATTATTACAAAGACTAATAAGTTCTTTGCTAAATGTCAATTAGAATGTAAAGTATCTAAAATACTTGCTGATATTGGAATAACTGAATGTGATTGTTCTAGTGGTAAGGAGAAAGAAGATGCTTTAATTATCTGGACTTTATTTAAAAGTTTAGAAGAAAACACTAAATGTAATACTGAATTAAATAAACTAAATGATTTATATAATACTGTTAATACTTTAGTAACTCTATTTGATTCTGATTGTGGTTGTAATTAATTAATAAAAATATAAATATGTGTGATTGCTGTGATGATAATCTAACAAACTTAAATACTGGTAATGATGGTACATCTTATTACTTGTATATTATATATGCCGATGATACTGATGGTACTAATGCTCAATTAGATACTCCTACTTGTTTCCAAGCTTTTGTTAATAGTAATGTTAGCATGACTAATAGTGAAGCTATTGCTAATGCTATTGCTAATGATTTATTCTATGATAGATGTGGAACAGGTACTAATGGTACTAACGGCACAAATGGAACAAATGGTACTAATGGAGCAGCAGGCTGTGACCCAGATATTACTATGAGTTTTGTAGTAGGTGCTGAAAGTACTGAATGTGATGTGGTTAAAACTGGTACTGATTGTGAGCCTAATTATGAAGTAACTATTCCTGATGCAGTATTTACAAGTGATGCTGTTATTACTACTATTACTGAAAGTACTGAATTTGAAACTGCTGTTACTACTGCTGTAAATGCTTCATTGGCTGGAGCTTGGACAGATTTTACAACTAGTGTTGGTAATATATCTTTAGAAAATTTTGCAACTGGTACTGATAATCCTTTTTTAACTTTAAATTCTATAACAATGACTGTTTTAAAGTATAAAGTATTAGGAAGTTTAATATTTCTTAATTTTGATATTACTTTTAATATTACTA